CGTGAAGATACACCAACTGAGATGTCGTTGTTGATAAAGTTCTCAACAATTTTACCGTATGGTGTTCCAAGAATAAGTGCCTTACCATGGAATGTATTACCATTCTCTTTGAGTGAAATAATCTTATGTGACACTCTTTCAAGGTTGATTGATGGTGTGTCTGGATGACCAAGTTCACCAAGTGCTCGATTTGTATCGACAAATTCTTTCATGTATCGAGCAACTTCGTTTCGTAATGTATCCATTTTGTACATACGATTATTTTTATTGACGGCATCACCTACAAGAAATGTGCCTTCAATGTAAAGTTTTTTATTACCGTCTTCAGATTCTTCAGTAAGATACTTTACATCTTCTACGGTTTCTCTAATGAGTTTCATATTAGATACCTGTAAGTGGAGTTGTGTAGGTTGTTTCTTTTGAGACTTCTATGATTGCAGAACCACCGGTTACAATTGTAACTGCGATATTTGCAGTAGAATTATTTGCAATGACATGACCTGATTCAGATGGTTTCAAATCACCTTGACCATGAAGTGCTAAAATAGGAACACCATCTCTTGTGATTGAGATAGAACCGTTTGTTGACCACATCACTCTTTTGATTGTTGCTGAAGTAACGGTCTCATTTGCGTCTTTTGCAAGATTCGCCAAAGTTACATTAGTCGTACCAGCATCAACCACTCGAATGATAGATGCTGACCTTAGTGAATTTGTAATTTCAAATGCCATTTTATCTTAGTCCCATTGATGTTCGCCTTCTCATTGACATTTTTCTCTTTAGCAATGACCGGCGAAGTTTAGCTCTTCTTGTTGTTTTCCATGACCGCTTCAATAAGCGGGCCTTTCGTAATCTCTCTGTTGCAGGTATTCTCTTTACATTACTACCTGAAATTCTATAACCTTTGATACCTGACCGTCTGCGATTCTTTTGAACCACAATTTTGCCTTTTGCATCACGCCGAATTCTTCTGCGAATGCGATTGACACGGCCCATCTTGATGATATTAGGATTTCTCCTAATTGCTTCATCAAGTTCTAATACTTCTTCATAATTATCTGCCGCAACATATCGTTTTGCTTCAGATAATCTATCCTTTACTATACTACTTAGATGAGAAAATAACTCTTTTTTTGCCTCATCTAATTTACTCGCTGCGATAAGTTGTATAAATCTCATTTCATTTTACTAAAAGCAAAATCTGCAACTTTAGCTAAGTGTGCAGGAGATTTATGAACCATGTCTGCAACCTTCTTTTTGTTCTCATCATTCAATGCCTTATGAACCTGTGTGATTGCAGATGCAGTATAATGGTCAACTTTACGAGTTGAACCATCAGCAAACTTGACTCGATTTGCCTGTTTATTTGCAACAATCTTATGTAGTTGATCCATTACCGCTTCTTCTAATTGTGTTTCTTCTGCCTGAAGTGGTGTTGATGATACATTAGGACCATAAGGTATTGAAAAATACTTATCTAACTTTTGGTTGTAATACAATGCCATCTTTACTTTATTTGGAAAGAGGCGAATTGCTTTTCTTTTGAGAACAAGAACAAACGGCGGATCTTTTGGTAAGTCAACCGTTTCTTCTGTAATCTCAAACTCTTCTTTCATTTCATCATCAAGTTTCTCACCGACTTTGATTCGATGAGCTCTTACTTTACGACCAGAAGGACCAATTTTATAATCAGAGGTATCGATAATACCTTCTTCAAGTTCTTCTCTTACTGCTCGGCGAGTTTGTTGAAAGATTTGTTTGTTGTTCGAAATCAAATCAACCATCTTATTGAAAAGATTTTGAAGAATCATACGGTCAGCATTATTGAATACTGGCCGGTCTTCTTTCATCTTATCAAGAATTTTATGAATACGCTGAAGTTGTGCTTTGTTCGCCAAACCTGCACGAACAAGCATATCAAACTTTGCGTAGTCTGATTCTTCTGTGAGTAATTTGAATTCTTCTAACGATTTCATTTATTTTGCAAGACGGTCAACAGCACGACCAATTCCTTTGTTGACTTTTGTTTTGAATTTTTTGATTCTTTTAGCACCGAAAGGACCACCTTCATCTGGTGCCATCTGATAATTGACTTCAATAGCTGGAAGTTGTTTGACACGCTTCTTCACATAAGAACCTAATGCTTTTTTACCAGCAGGTGTATCACCAATCTCATCAAGTTGTTCTACTTCTTCATAGAGTTCTTGGTCTTCTTCTGAGAGTGCATCAAATTCTTCTTGTGTGAGAAGTTCGTCTTCTTCAATTTCAGAATCGGCAGTATTTTGTACTTCAACTTCTTCTTCACCACCGTAAATTGTTCGTGCGATTTCTTGCTTCTTCATATCAAGTGCTTCAAAGGCACGATTTGAAAGAAGGTCTGAAAGAATATCTTTTGCTTCAGCAGCTTCGCCTGATGCAACTTTTCCGATAAATGTTTCAGTACTCATTTTGTTTCCTTTTTAGAATTGGTTATCTATTTATGACAGAAAGGTATCGTTGTGTTTGCCTATCTAAATCAGGTGTAGGCGATTCTGTATTTTCATCTTTTGTATTATCGGCTGGTGGGTAATCATCTGGTGACGGTGGTGGTTCTTGTGGACCACCCATCACAGGAGTACCAACACCATTTTCTTGGTCTTCAGCCATCTCTTTGTCCATACGCTCAATATCTTCATCTGTCATTTGAAGAACATTTTTCTTGACCCATTGACTTGAATAGTAACGACCTAAGAATGGATCAATCGTAGCCAACAGTTGCAATCTTGATGTAAGAAGTTCTGAATCTTGCAACTCGGTGAAATGATTGTCTCTCTTATAGTCGTAGTAAATACTCTCTTTGAATTCTTCCCATTCTTCTTGAGTACAAACACCTTTCAGAACGAGTTGCAGTTTGAGTGCATTGTCAAAAATCTGTGAGAATTTATTTCGAAGTCGTGTAATAAACTTCATAAACTTGACTTCATCTCTGGTCACTTCTGTTGAACGACCAAGACCAATCATACCACCTTGTTGTGGTTCTAAACGAGAGATTGGCACATTGAGTGCTTGAAGTAGTTTCTTTTGAAAGTATTTCACATCTTCAAGTTCACCAAGGTTCTGACCAGCAGGCAATGTCGTAATCTCTGTACCTTTACCACCTTCACGGCGAGGTAACCAGAAATCTTCAAGCATTGACATGTGTTTTCTATCGTCACGAAGTTCACCAGTTGATGCATCATAAACCATCTTATTGCGATACTTGACCATAACATCTCGCAAATATTGTTCAGCTTTACCTTTTGGTAAGTTACCAACATCAATATAAAAGATTCTGCGTTCTGGTGCTCTTGAGATACGATAGATGACGACCGCATCTTCAATCATTCGCAACTGATTGAGTGGTTTGATTGCCTTGTGAAGATATGAAATAACAAATGTGTTCTTTGCATCCATCAATCCAGAATTCACATTGATAATTGAATCAGTTGCAATTCTTACACCTTGATTGACTTGTGCTGAATAAGTTTGAGTTGTTGTACCACGGTCATTGTAGATATAGTATTCTGCAATTGATTCGATAATCTGTGCGCCACTTTTTGGATCTCTGGCCTTTTTGACTTCTCGCACTTTACGAATCTTGCGTGGGTCTATGTACCGTAATTCTTTGATGCCTTCTTTTGGACTTTTCTCATCGACAACAACTTGAAAATAAATTCGACCATCAATGTACCAGCGTTTGAATAAATCATCGGCAAGATTATTGAAGTTCAACATGTTCAGAACATTTTCAAATTCCTCATGAATCTTCTTCTTGATTGATGCTGGTTGATTGAGTTTGTCGGTTACAATGTCTACCGTTCGACCAGAAATGTCATGTGTGATTGCTTCATTGACAATATCATCAATGGCCTGATCCAATTCTGGATGATTGGACATTTCACGATAGCGAGTAATGAGTTCTAGTTCATTGCGAACAGCACCTTCAAGGTCGATATAGGTGCCATAGTATGCGTTTTGAGTGACGGTAACCGCACCGTCATCCATTGATTCGGTTGGAAGAGTAAACGAAGGCTGTTCAGGAGATTGCTTCTGAACAATGTCTTGTTTACCGAGTGTGAAGCCGAAAAGCTTGATTGCCATTAGATATCCATTCTAAAAGATAAGATTAGAGGAGACGAATCTCCTCTAATACTTAGACCACCGCTGACT